ATCTAATACAATATTTTTGGGCGTGACACCGGAACCTACAACAACTTTGTAGTCTCCGTTATTTATTTTGACTATTCTTGACATTAGTTATCCTAAACAGGGAGCTTGCGCTCCCTTGTTAGTTATTACGCACTTGGGATTTGGCAAACTGTTGCTGTTGCTGATCCAAAAGTCCAAGGAACTGACGAACCGCTAGTAAAAACTGTGCCAGTACCAACTATTAATGTGGCTCTATTTTTAGTCAACTTAGTAACATAATATGTACCAGCGGAAGCATCAACAGCAACAATGGCCATCTCACCTGCCGCTGTTGGAGCACTTGCTTTTAGTGCGCAGATTGCTGTACCGTCTTGAGTCTGAATTTGATAACGACGACTTGACACTTGTTTGATAATGTCGTTACCAGTTGTACGGTTTGTTGTACCAGCTGTGATGCCTTGACACACAATGGCATCGCCAACTGTTGCTGTCAATGTTGCTATTGGAGTAGCACTACCAGAGCCACCTGCAACGGTACCAGCAAATGTAATTGTAGGAGCAGCGGTGTAACCTGAGCCTGCTGTGACTACTGTTACTGTGTAGGTTGTTGTGCCAGTTACCACAACATTTAGTGTTGGTTTTACGCCGCCTTGGATTTGCGGTGCAGTGATGCTTGCGCCTGGAATTGCGTAAGTACCGTTGACTAATGATGCTAACGTGCCAGCTGGAGCTGTTGGGCTTGCAACACCCTCGCCGCCGACACCAGCAGTATTGGTATTACCAAAGAATTTTTTATGTAAAGGACGTCCCATTTTATTTTCTCCTTAAGAAATAACAGCGTTCTAGGCTGTACGCGGTTGGATATCCGCATAAAATCCACCCTGTGTGGATCATTACTATGTATTTAGCTGAAAACGAAAAAGGACTTCCGAAGAAGTCCTTAGTCTTATAACGCTAATGTCTCTTTCAGATTAACTGAATTTAACGTTAGCTGAAGTGATACCAACACGACCCAAGTAGTCCGCGGCATTACCTAGAGAAGAAGCAGTGTTGCTTAATTCTACGTAACCGTAACGTGTCATGAATGATACAACTGGTTCAAATGTTGATGGATCCAATACAACACCACTGCTCATCAATGGAATGTATGGGCAATAGAATGCAGGAGCATCAGACTCTGAAGAACCTTTGTAACCAACAAGAATACTTGTTGAATCGTTTGCGTATGAGTTAACATAAATCTTCATAGCATTGTTCAATGTACCAACAAACTTGGTGTTTGTAGGTGCTTCGAATGTACCTTCTGTTGTACGAGCAAATGCGCTTGTAGTAGCAGATTGTAGAATTGTCAATGCAAATGGACTTACAACGGCGTAGTTACCAGCACCACGACGTGTACGCTGAGCGATCAAGTTAGCAACACGGTTGATCTGAACTGCCAATGCGGCATGCTCGTCACCAACAAATGTAGCTGTACCAGATACAGCGGCTTGGTTATATGTCTCAGTATCTGCACCAGCAAGTGTTAACAAGCTAGCCAATACTTCTTGGTCGATTTCAGCAGTAATTTCTTGTGCTAAAGCGGCCATGATTTCTGCTTCAACGTCAATACCCTGTTGGGCCTGTGCGTCTTGAGCGGCTTCAAACGTCCAGCGAGCTGATAACTTACGTGTCTTAGCTTCAACTGTTTGTTTCAAGATCTGGATGCTCATTCTGTTACCAGCACGACCTTCTAAAGTAGCTGTACTAGCGGCTTTAGCTGTTGAACTTTCGTTTCCAGAATATGCTTCTGCAATCTTGAATGGGCTCAATGCCTCTTCACCTGCTGTCACTCCACTGTTTGTTGATGTGTCTGCATAGCGAACACGCAACGTGTGAATTTGTCCAACTGGACCAGTCATTGGTTGTACGCCGACTAGTTCATTAGCAATGACTGTAGGCATAACGCGGCGAATCACTGGAAGGATTACGCGATTTAGTGTGGCAACGTTACCGGCAGAGGTAGCACCAGCTGTTGGGGATTCCATCAAATACTTACGAGTATTTTCTAGTGTAACCGCCATGACTGATTTTTTAGTGCCGTGTAGGCCTTCTAAAAGTGCTTCCTTAGTTTCTGCCCAACGTCCGTTTAGTAGTTCTGACATTTAAATTCTCCTTAAATTTTTAGTCCAGCAAGTCTACGAATATCAATAATGTTATTGTTTTCTAGCTCACTGCTACGATTGGTGTTGGAAACTTTGTTTCCTGTGATTTCTTTTGCCTCAGTTAGTGCCTGTTTTTGTTTTTGTGGAGCTTTACCTGCTATAACAGCTGGTAAGTACTTGTCAAAACTATCAACTAGTTTTGCTGTTTTCACGCTCTCCATTAATTCACTCATAATTACTTTCTGTTCACCGTTAAGTGGACTTAGCAATTCTGCCATGATGTGTTGACGTTCGATGCTTTCGCCCAAACGCTTTGATTCTGCTTTTTTGCTTTCTATTACTTTTTGTGCCATGATAACATGAGCTTGCGCTTCTGTTAGTTCTGCCGTTTTCAAGTCTATGACTTTGAGCAATTTTGCAGTTTCTGATTTCTCGTTCAAGTAACTGGTCTGATATTCTGCGGCAAACGCCTCAAACATCTTGCGACCAAAGTCAGTGCGGCGAGCTGATTCAATGTCTTCTTTCAAGCTAGTAAGTTCAGTAGTTAAACCTTCTGTTACTAGTGTGTCGACCATCTGTGCGGCTCGTTGTACAAACTGTTCTTTAACTTTTGCAAGTTGTTGACGTCCTTCACGGACTAAACGTACCTTGGTCTCTGCAAGGTCTTGCTTGTCTTTGTAAAATTCTGCGATTTCTTGGGCCAATGCTTCTACTACGAAAGTTTCTAATAGTCCAAACTTACTAGCCATTACTTTCTGATCTTCATGTAGCTCTAAAACTTCAGAAGCCAACTGGCGAGTAACGAATTCCTTCATTGTCGCTGTGTCTGCTTTCATTTTTTGAGCATATTTAACTTTCATTTCTGCAAGTTGATTACGATCTTCAGTAAACTCGACAATTTCCTGTGCTAATTGTTCGCTGATCATTGTGTCCACAGCTTCAATCATAACTTGTTTGTCATGTTCGTATTTTTGGGAAAATTCTTCGCGTAACTGTTGAGTTAATACTTCGCGAGTCTCGATTAAACGAGCTTCGAAAGCAGACTCAAGAGAAGCTTGGATCTCTTCAGAAATCACGTTGTTTTCAAATAAACTTTTAAGTGCTTCCAACATGTGATTCTCCTTTTATTGGAGTTTGCCAATTATTGCTAATAGGCTCTCTTTGAGATATTTCTGTGCTTTAGGATCACCTTTCACCTCTTGCGCTATGCGTAAGGCACTTAATCCCCCTCGATTATTCATCAAGTGTTCATAAATTGGTGTGGGGTATGCTCCAGGAGCACTAGGTTGAGCCACCATATCTACTGTGATGATCTCAAAATCTGATACTTCACCGGACCCGTCGCCTTTGACGTTGCCGGACCCCCTACTGGAGACACCTAATTTTACTCCGCTTTCCAGCATTGTACGAATTAGTTGCCCCATAGGAGTTGGCAAAATTTTAAGTTTGCCATAACCATTTGGGCCGTCCATCCACATATTTGTTATCATGTGACTTACGCGGTCCAAATTTATTTTTAGATCATCTGGATGATCCACTTCCCCGAGAACTGAATAGCCGTTTTGAATCTGATCATTAAGGGTTTTGACAGCCTTGCCAATCTCGTTAACAGGGTAAACACGCTGGTTAGCGTTTTTTATACCGCCCTGGATGCAAATCCCTGACATGTATAAATTTTTCCCGTCTTTGTCATCAGACTCAACGACCATTTTTGCTTCGTTGAAACTGAGATTCTCTCGGAGGTATAGTGACATATTTTTAAATAGTCTCTTTTTATTTCTTAGCTTGACGTAAAATACTTTGCTTGTTTGTAGCAGTTTCTTTTGCACCAGCTTTTTCAGCGCCGTGTCCTGGCTGTTTAGTAGTAAATGCATTGCCTGCTTTACCGCCTGGAACATTGATGTTGCCTTTGGCATCTGGATTAGGAGCTACTTTAGTGCCCATTACTCCGTTGCCTTGTACTGTTGATTTTGCGCCAATATCAGCACTAACTTCTCTGTGGCCTTGTGCAATATTAGCAGTTGTACCGCCCATATTGTTTTTGCCAGCTACAACTGATTTAGTTTGTACGCCGTTGTCGCCGCCTTTTGCAAACGTGTTGTATGTAGATCCGCCAACTTTCTCAACGTATTCGCGGATTAGTTGTTCGTCGTCTTCCATAAAACTGTTTTCGTCAGTGTGGATATAGTGGTGTACTTCAGTACCGCCTTCTTCATCTTCACCTGCTGTTTCTTTTTCAATAGTGTCATCCATGCCCATGTCATCCATGCCCATGTCGTCACCACCAAACTCGTCGCCAGCCATGTCATCACTGCCCATGTCATCACTGCCCATGTCGCCGCCTTCTTCGCCGGCCATTAGCTGTTCAAATTCTGCTTTCAGATCTTCCAAAGCATCTTCTAAATCTTGTACGCGATCTTCAACGTCACCTTCTGGTTCGTCATCTTCATCGCTGTCTGCATCGACGTCGCCCATCATGTCATCAGTTGCATCATCTGCACTGAAGTCATCTTCGTCGTCTTCTTTTTTGTCTTCTTCATCCATTCCCATATCGGTTGGTGGAGTTGAAGAATCTGAACTTTGTTGTCCAAAGTCATTTTCTAGTAGTTCTTCGTAGATTTCGCGTGATTTTGCGACTACGATGTTGTGGAATATTTCTTGTGCTGTTGATTTATCTTCATTAATCAAAGCCTCGAGCATTTGCTCGAATTGTGTACGATCAGTCATGTTTGTCTCCT